CGATAAGGCGTGGTGCCGTCATCGAGGGCTGGCATGATGTCAGAACTGAAGGTGACTTCCATCGAACGCTTGAGGTCGATGGTGGCCTTGGCCAACTGGCGGGAGAGTTCGTCCTTGATGCCAGCGATGTTCAGGATGTCCTGAGTGAGGTTGGACACGTGGACGGCCCTGCGGAAGAGGTGGATGTTGTTTTCCACTTCAGTGCGGTAGCCGAGCGTGTACTGCTTGAAGTCAGGATTCGTCGAGGGCGAGAACGGGTCAACGTCCTTGCCGTCGAGGATACCGAGTTCAACGGAGGGTTCTGGGTGGCGGTCAACCTGCCAGCGGAAGGTCGTATTGCCAGGTTTTGCACCACGCTTCGACATGGAAGTGATGGGCGTTTCCTTGGCATCGACGTTGGTGATGAGGTCCGAGAGTTCTTCACGGATACCGACACGGGCACCCGTAAGGGGGCGAGTGTTCTGGAACTGGCGTTCGAATAGAGAGGCCATGATGATGATTTAGTTTGGGTTCAGACGAATTTGTTTTTGAACACGTCTGCTAGGTCATCGAGCGAAGCACTACGCCTGTAACGATTAGCGGCATCGGAAGCCCTTGCGGCGTCGGGCTTTTGGGCCGACGGGGCGGGGACGTTCGTGATGCTTGGCTGAACTGGGACCCTAGCCGTTGCGGCGATGCCAGACTTTGCAGCCTTCTTTTGCTGCTGGTATGACACCATTCCGTTGGCCAGATGGGCGGCATAGATTTCGTGGTCGGGGAAGTTCCTGATTTGCGGGACGGCCTCGATGAACTTCTTGGCGGCAATCGCCCTAGTGTCCGTCGGGTCATCAAGCCAAGGGAACTCCTTGCGAGCGGCGGCTTTGAAGGCCGTGCTCTTCTTGACGTAATCTAACTGCTTAGGCAGGAGGTCTTCGATGGCCCTAAGTGCGTTGACTTTCGCCTTCGCAATCTGTTCCTTGTCGATGGGCTCCTTGCCGTCTTCGTAGTAGCCGTCGGGATAGCGTTCACAAAACAGTCGAATTTCCCTTTGTCGCTCGTACTCGGCCTCTAGTTTTGACTCCGAATCCAGCATGCCAAACGGGTTGTTGGTGTTGACTGCTGGGGGAGTGGCCTGTTGACGCTTGAGCGTTTCGAGTTCTTCTTCGAGTTTCTTCGCTTTCTCTTCGGCTAACTTTCGCTGGGCTGTAAGTTTCGAAATCCTCTTGTCCACGCCCTTTGGCTGGACCTGAGTCTGCGATTCCTCACCTGCATGTTCTTCGGATTCGGCGGCAGGTTCGTCTGAATCGTTGCCACCATCCGTTTCCTCTGGTTCAGCGGCCTGAGGTACCGCTTCCTGCTGTCCGTCAAACAGGGCTCGCCCAAAGAATTGGGAGAGTTTTTCATCATCAGCGAGGTCGGAACGCTCGCTTGGTTGGGCCATGAGTTGATTAGTCTCGGGCTCAAGTCCGAGAGATTCGGTGTTATCCGTGGGATTGGAGTCGGGTTCCATAGTCAGCGTTACTTGGTACGCAGAAGTATTTGTAAGGTTGTACAGTTAGGGGCTTTTGCAATAGGCGTCGGCCACGTCACATGCTTTGGCTTGGGTTGGACTGCTTTCCGTCAATCCTAGCGTTGGTCATGTACTCCCTGTTTGCCTGAAAAAGCCTGAGCATGTCATTGAACGCACTGCATCGTCCTGCGGCATGGACCCTAGCCTCTCCGACAAAGGTCTGGTTCATGACTTTTTCCAGTTCGTTTTGGAATTCAGCGTCGGTGAGTACGAGAATGGCCTTGTACAGTTCCTCTGCGTCCTTGTTGACGAAGCCAAACGCCTTGGTATTCGGGTCGATTTCAGGCATTTTAGATTAGTCCTTGAGATTGACCGACAGGAGGAACTCCTCCTTGAGGCTGTTGCGGCTGGGCTTGCTGTTGCTGAGCCTCTTGCTGTTGCTCCCCGAATTTCTGCTGGATTTCGTCGGATGCTGGCGTGACGCCAATCCTGCCGATTTGCTTGTTCTTTTCCTGCTCGATGGACATCTGCAGGTTCTGCTGGTATTTCTGAAGCAGAATCTGGAAGATTTGGTCCCCCTGAGCGGCCTGTTGGGCTTTCGGGTTCTTTTGCAGGATTTCCTGAAGATACTGCATCTTCGTCTCTGCCGCAGGGTCATTCTCCGTGTAGAGTGCTTCGTTGCCGAGCATCATCATGCCGACATCAGAAATGACATCCTTGTACAGTTTCTGAGATGCGGTGGTCTGGTCCACGATAAGTTCCCTAGCCGCATCTGGGCTGATGGCCTCGATGACAAGTTTGACCAACTTGTTCCTGTCGATGACGCCGCCGCTATCGAGAGGAACGACAGTGCTGACGATGGACTTGAGTTTCTCCATGACGAACTCTGGGTCGGTATCACGTACGTCAAAGCGTACGTTGAAATCATACTCGCTATGGATGTCATCCATGCCCTGCTTGAGGGGTGCACCAGTAATCCTGACGATTTCCTCCTCTGGCATGAACTGAAGGCACAGGGAGAAGAGTTGCTTGTAGACCTGAGTCCAGAAACTCAGCCAATTGTTGACGTGTAACTGCTGGAGCATCTTGACCTTGTTCGGGTCAACTTCCTCTCCCACCACGAAGCCGTAGTAATTGCCGAGATTAGTCTCAATCTGCTTGATGACTTGGAATGCGTACTCTGCCTTGCCCTGAGGCGGCTCAAGCCAAGTATAGTCATCCTTATTGGAGACTGGAAGTACCTGAGCGGGGGCGATGCGGTTAAGAGCACCGATACGCTTTACGACCTTCACTGGAGGAAGGACCTCGAATGCTGTCCTATCCCTAATGGCATCGTGCTGGGCCTTGATTTCATCCTGTTCCGTCTTGGAGATTTCAGGGATGCCACGGCTTTCGGTAACTTGCCTACGGGTCATTTCAAACCTGAGGTTGACGAACGGGTACTCTCCATGGGCATAGTTCAGCATCTCCTGAATGGCGTAGTTCTGTGCACCGACATGCGGGGAGAAGACAGTGTAGTAGATGGCTGGGATGTCGTTCTCATCCATCTGCCTGTAATAGGCCCATACGACCTCGATGAGGAAGTCGCCACGCTGGACGTTCGAATTCAGCATGGTTGTCGTAGGAATCAAATTAGGGTCGTTGAAGTAGAAATGGTTGCCCATCGTCCTTACGGCTTTTTCGACGAATTCGGCGTCCCATCCAGCATTAGCGACCATGCCCCTGAGTTCGACTTCCGTCATGTACTGACGCCTGAAGATAACACGTGCTTTCTGAAGGTCTGAGGTTTCTGGAGGGAAACAGACTTCGTCGAACGGCTTGAGTGCAATCAACTGAGGAAGGTTCTTCTCGATGTACATCTCCTCGATTTCACCCTGACCCTTTTCACGCATGTCCTGAACGAACTTCCTGACGCTCTTTGCCTTCATTTGAGGAAGTTGCTGTTTCACAAGTTCGATGGCATAGTCCTCCTTGGCTGGGTTCATGATGGCCTTAATCAGGTTGCTGGCATCATTGATTCCCATCTGCTGTTCCTGCTGTTGGACCTGATACAGTTCCTCCATGCTCATGCTGTTACGCCTTAGCCCAATCTTCCTATCCCAAGTGACTTGAACGCAGGTCCATCCATAGGTAAGCATGTAATCAGCCGCCAGTTCAGCCTCACGCTTGAGTTCTGGGTTCATCTTGGTCTCCACCAGCCAACGCATGAGGTTGGTTGCCGAGGATGCGGCCATTGTATCGTTGATTTCAGTACCGCCTACCTTAAGGGTACTGGAGTTGAAAGCGGTCATAAGCAGGGCTTTCTGGTCCCTGATGAGCCTATCCACCAACCTGCACCTTACGTCGGACGCACCTTCGAACGGAAACGCTGGGTCGCCTTCTGGCCTAGCCCAAGAGTGCTTCTTTCCATCGTCGGTCTGTCCAGACCACCTAGCATACCTGATGTCGTCGGCATAGTTCATCTTCGACACCATGGTGCCGAAGTATGCCGAACGCTGGTACTCTACGAGCAACCTGTTGATGTCTGGGGAATTCTCATGGTATGAGATTGGGTCCCTCAGGTACTTATGGTCGCTGAGTTTGTTAGGAGTTCTGCTGGTTGACATCGGAGTTGGAGGAATTGATTTTAAGGAATTTTTCGATGGCGTCCCTGTAAAACATGTTCTGACCGCCTTGGGTCTTGAAAACTTGGATTACGCCCTGACGCCTGAGCCTGATGAAGGTGGATTTTGAAAGCCCATAGATTCTGGCGGCGTCTGCCAGCCTGAGCAGTGGAGGGATTTGGTTGTTCATTTCAGTAAGAGCCTCCTCCGATTGCCTTGTATGTGTCGGCGTCGCCGAACTCTGGTTGCATCACGGCAAGATACCTGAGCACGTCGATGGGGTCCTTGGATGCTCCCTTTTCGCCGTCTTGGCCAGTCCACTCACGCAGACACCACATGAGGTTCTTGCAGTTATCGGAGATGTAAAGTTTCGGCTGGTTGACCATGCTGACTGGCTGGTTCTGGTCATAAGCCATCCAGTCATTGATGATGGATACGCCCTCCTCAAGCCTGAGGCCAGCCGCTGGCGTGAAGTACATGGCATTGGGTTCTTCGTCCAGCAACTGGAGAAGCGTGACACCGCCTTCCTTGTTGATGACTGGTGAGCCAGCCGCACGTGGGTCGATGAACCTTTCGGCAATCTTCTCGCCGTTTTCGAGCCTAAGGATGTGCTCCTTGATTTCCCCAAGCCCCATGCCAGCGTTCTGCTTCTGGGCTGGGCCAGCCTTGCCATCGGGTTTTTCCCCAGCCATAGCCCATTCGCCCATGCTGATGTCTGGCCACTCCCTGTAGACGAACTTGTTTCCATCCTTGTCCACCCTCATCCAAAGCATGAACCAGTTACGGGCACCAGCGGGGTCAACCGCCATGTAGTTGGTGCCTTCCGTCGGAACTTGGTCCGCTGGGATAATGTGCGTCTCTCCGAACCTAGAGAATTGGGAGCCAGACAGGGACTCGGCCCAGCCGTATGCACGAATTTTCACTTCGTACGGGCCACGTCCTCGAAGTGCTAACTTGATTTGTTCGAACGGAGAATACTTATTGAGGATTGAATGAAACCAGATGACATTTGCGGACCCCTTACTGCACTCTGCGACGTAGGGCATGTGTCCCTTAGGGATACTTGGTACATTCTGCGTATCTGGAAGCAGGTCAGCAAAAAGAGATTTCTTTATGCGGCAACCAGCGACATAGTCCTTCACCACTGGCGTGAAGCCCGTGATTGGAGTAAAAGTAAGAATCATCTTACCAGAGCGGGTGACGAGTCGGTACCTGAGCGTCTCAATCCAGTCCTGCGGGACTAATTCGTCGCACCAGATAAGGTCTGGCTCGCCACCTTCGATGACCTTCTTCTCCTGACCATAGTTCATGAAGAAGCACTGGGAACGATTGGGCAGGACGAACGTAGCGTCTGTAAAGCCGTTCTTCTGGGAATACTGGATGTTGGTTACCTTGGTCTTTCTGGCGTTCTTGAACTCAGGAGGCATGTATTTCCAAATCGCCGCCTGTTGCATCTGGATGGAAGTCTGGGAAGTAGTGTGAAGGCACCAAACTCGGCAATTCGGCCTAGTGGACAGAATCTGCATGACACGCTTGGCGGCGTATTCCGTCTTACCCGCTCGATTGCCGCCCATGATGAGTAATTCGTTGCCAGACATGAGCAACTTGTCGGCCTCGGCCCAACTGTCTGGCTCGAACCCGTGCCTGTACGGGTCCTGCTCCTCAGCCTTGATTTTGTCTTCTCGCTTCTGGAGGATGTCGATGACGGCATCCACGCCGAGCCTATTGCCAAGTTCAAGCACCTCTTCCTCCGTGGGAAGGTGGATAATCGGATGCTTGGTCAGCGTCATGCCAGCAACCACCTGTGTGTTGTTGCTCAAGCGTGTTCGAACTCTGACTGGTGGAAGGTAGTGGTAGGTGCCGTGGAATTCTGGTTGATGCTGATGTTCGGCATCCCCCCGTTCCAAGTCATACCCTGTAACGTCGTGGAGCCGAGCGGGAACGACAACGCATGAAGCCCGAAGGTTGGCATCTCTACTGGGTTGTTCAACCCTCCTACCGCATTGTCGTACGCCCGAGACTTAAACTTCATCGGGAACCATCCGCTGTACGGCACCGCTCGCCCGAAGGGCGACGATTTTGCAGATGGCCTCAGCGTACTCTTCGGTCCATCTGCCTCCACACCCCTTTTTTGCGTAGGGGCGGGAGAAATGGTCTTGCGTAACAGGTTAGGCTCGGCCTCACCAGTACGCCTTAGCAGACCATCGGAACCCCTGTGGAAGTTGCTTTTGTCGGTCTTTAACTTCAGCAACCCGTTGCTATCCCTGTCGAAGGAAGAGCCAGAGGCTGGGGTCAGCGAAGTATCGAACTTCCCCGACCTGAGGTCTGAGGAAAGGTTCGTGTACTTGTTGCCGTCGCCGAGCGGCGTGTCGAACTTGCCGCTCCGCAGGTCGCTGGCGGAGTTCCTGAAGTCCCTCGTCTTACCGAGTGCAAGGATGTCGGGCTGGAGGTTTTTATTCCCAGCCGACGGAACGACGATGTCCTTGCTGTCGGCCAATTACTTGATTTGTGACTTGATGTAATCGACCAACTTGGCGTCGAGTTCGAAGAACCTGACGAAGTAGCCGACGAAATAGGAGAGTAGGATGGCGTAGAACATAAATGGGTCTTTTTATCGTCCGCCAGTCCAGCCGCCGCCCTGCTTGTAGTGCTTCTTGGCGGGACGCTGGGGCATCTGCTGGGGCATCTGCTCACGCTGTTGCATCTGAGGGGACTCGGACGCTTCGTTGTCGTTCATGTCAGGACCGACCTCATTGGGCTCGGAACTCTGCATCTGCATCTTGGCGTTACGGGCGATGGCATTACGCATCTTGTCCATCTTTGCTCGGTTGAACTTCATTGGTATTTCGTTTGATGAGTTGATTGATTCTCAGGATGGAGGTTGGGCGATGTTCGCAGAAATAGCGACCTCCACGATGGACTACGGCGATGGGCAACTTCGGTTTGAACCGCCTTGCATCGTTAACGTTGGCAAAGACCGCCTTTCCGTTGGTCAACTTTACGAGCATGATGCGTATGTTCGGGTAGTCGCAACGGATGACAGTCGCCTGAGTCACCTCTTCGACTGGCTTCTCGGCGGGTGCCATAATTTCGGCGTCGGGCTTCTTCAGGCCGAACTTCTCGAAAACCTTGTCCATGCCAGAGGGCATGTAGAAGGCTGGGCAAAGGTAGGCTGGCTTGGAGGCTTGCACCTCACGCTCCCAGTCCGTGCCTTCGACGAGAGTCTTGCGGAAGGACTTGAGTTCGTCCTTGGGTACGCCGTAGCGTTCGATGAGTTCCTTCTCTCTCATGAGTTAAGATGGTCGATGATGGCTCCCATCAGGGTGGCATCAATGTGTTCGGCTGGCTTCACCCAGACTCCGAGGAACGGCTTGTCGGTGCGGAACTTTATCACCTTGCCGAAGACAATCTGGCAGTCATCGTGCCAGAATCCGCAGTTGGTCAAAGAGTCACACACGGCCTTGGCTAGGTTGTCGAAGTCTGGGCGTGTGTTCATGTGCACTGTCTTGCCCTTGTCGGATTGGATGTTCGGGAATCCGAAATACAGCGTCAGTTCGAGAGGACCCGTGAAAGGCCTGTCTGGTGCGTGTCGCTTCGCTTTGAGTTCAAACTCCTTCATCCATGCCTTAATTGCGGACCTAGTCGTCTTGCCGACAAACATTCGATTGTCCTTGGTCTTGAGGATACGGAGGTCGGATTGGTGGGTCGTCTTGATGGGTACGATGTCCACCACGAACTTGCGTTCGAAGTAGTTAGGCCTGTCGTCGGTCATGGATTGACAGTTCTTAACACGCCTCACATGTTGTCAACAATGGATAACGAAAGACTGGATACCAACCCATCGTCCAACCACAACGCCAAGCGTGTCGGCAAAGACCGCAGGGCCAAGGTGGAGGAACTGCTCAGGGCTGGCACCCCCGTCCTAGAGGTCGCCAAGGAGGTCAAGATGTCCCCGAACAACGTCACGGCCATCAAGAAGGACATGCCAGAGTCCACGGGCCTACAGGACGAGTTCAAGGCGGTCACTGTCCGCAACCTCAAGGCGTTCGTCCAACAGGCCAGCCAGAAACTGGTCAACGAACTGGACAACCTGCACGTCTCCCAGATTCCCATCGCCATGGGCATCGCCATCGACAAGATTCAGACCCTCCAAGACCAGCCTCAGGCGGTGGTAGAGCACAGATTCAACATCTCGCATGAGGCTCTCTCAAATCTGCTCAAGAAGAGGGGTGATGGCGTCGTACTGGACCAGAATCAGGTCGTAGAGGCCCAATTGGTGCAGGAGAGGCCCAAGGAGACTCAACAGTTCCTCGATTGGGCAAAAGACCCACGCTCTTTTTTGGAGAAAAAGGGGGAGTCTGATAACCCGTAACCCAAAGTGCCGCCGTGCACCCCTTGACCCCCCCCGCCCCCTCTTAACTGGGGTAATGGTGTCAGGATTGGATTTCGCACAACAGCAATTATGTCTAATCGGACCTGAATCAGGGGTAGGTTACACTGAATTCGGGTCAAAGCAGGTGACGTAGCGATAGGGGGCTTGACATAGGGCCCTCTTGTTATGGACTTACCATGGGTCGCACGTCGGGTTAGATGCACCTATCCCACTTCACCCTATCCGATTGTCGGTCCATGAATCAAATGGCCTCCAATGACCTGCTAGGCCATGCAAACTGATTCACCCATTGGCCTTGGGCTTGGTCGCAAATGGTAGTGTGCGACAGGCTATCTGCCAGAGATTGGTAATGGGCACTAGGATGACCTTGGATGTGTAGTTGTCGCCTCCTAGAGCCAGAGCACAGCCATAAGCGGCTGGGTTGGCATGGGCGGCTCTGAGATAGTCCTTCAGGTCCTCTGTGGGCAGGACTAGGGCCATGGTGGTGACATCGCCCAGTTTGAAGATGTGCACCCAATAGTCCGACGTGGTGACGGCGATGCCTGACTTGTGGCCACGGCTCTCATACTCGAACACTGCGTTGCCTGTGGTGGCCCAGATGTCACGCTCGGTCTTGACTTCTACCTTGGCTTGGTCCGTGCCTAGCCAGCGTAGCCAATTCTCACCTGCCTGACCATACTGCAGGTCTAGGTCGAACTTGGAGCGTTCATTCACCATAGCAGGGGGATGCCATTGGAGTGAAGCG